CATGACCACGGCAACCAACCCGACGGACAACCTGGCCGCGACCGCGGCCGCCGATGCCGTGACCGCTGTGCGGACGGCGACGGCGACCGAGGCAAAGCGGATCGCGGCCATCCGCAAGATCTACGACGGCAAGCACCCCGACATCGAGGCCCAGGCCATCGAAGAAGGCTGGGACGCGACCCGCGCCGAGTTGGAGTACGTGCGAGTCAACCGACCGGCCGCTCCGGCGGTGTCCGGCAGTCAAGGCGGCCTTCCGAGTGCCGACGTGATTGAAGCCGCGCTCTGCAAGACGCTCCGCACGCCCAACCGCGAGAAGCTCTTCCCCGAACAAACGCTCGAAGCCGCCGACAAGCGTTTCAATGGGCTCGGCCTTCAGGAACTCGTGGTGATGGCGGCACAAGCCAACGGCTACACGGGCCGTGTCGCGATCCACCGCGAAACGTTGCCGGCGATCTTCCGCGCCGCGTTCGGGCCGGTGCAGGCCGCGTTCAGCACGCTGTCGCTGCCGGGCATCTTCTCGAACGTGGCCAACAAGGAACTGCTCGCCGGTTTTCAGGAGGAAGACCAGACCTGGCGCGAGGTCTCGACCGTCAAGACGGTCAGCGACTTCAAGCAGATCACCAGCTACCGCATGCTCGACGACATGGAGTACGAGGAACTCCCGCCGGGCGGCGAGATGAAGCACGGCAAGCTCTCCGAGGAGTCGTACACGCGGCAGGTGCGGACCTACGCCAAGATGTTCTCGCTCACCCGCGAGGATCTCATCAACGACGACCTGAGCGCGTTCGAGGACATCCGCACGCGGCTCGGCGGCGGCGCGGCCCGCAAGTTCAACAACGTCTTCTGGACGCGGTTCCTCGACAACGCAGCGTTCTTCACCGCCGGACGCGGCAACTACATCACTGGGGCCGGCACCGCCCTCGACGTGAATGGCACGGGGTTGCAGGCGGGCATCCTTGCCTTCCGCAAGCTGAAGTCGCCCGACGGCAAGCGGGTCGGCGGCACGCCGGTCCTCCTGCTCGTGCCGCCCGAACTGCAGTTCATCGCACAACGTCTCTACCAGAGCACGACGGTCAACACCGGCGGCGCGTCCGCGAACGATTCGGTCCCGAACGACAACATCCACGCCGGCAAGTACCGCCCGGTCGTCTGCGACTGGTTGAGCGACGCGGCCTTCACCGGCCAGTCGGCCAAGGCGTGGTATCTGTTCCGCGCCGCGACCATCCTCGCCTCGGTCGTGGTCAGCTTCCTCGACGGCGTGCAGACGCCGACTGTGGACATGGCCGAGGCCGACTTCAACCAGTTGGGCGTGCAGTTCCGCGGCTACCACGATTTCGGCGTCGACTTCGCCGAGTGGCTCGCGGGCATCAAGGTCAAGGGCGAAGCGTAACCCAAGGAGTTCGACTCATGGCACAGGCAACCTTTGTCCAGGACGGCGAGTGCATCGACTACACGCCGGGGGCCGACGTGGCGGCCGGCGACGTGGTCGTGCAGGGCGACCTCGTCGGAGTGGCCAAGCGGGATATCCCGGCCGGCAAGCTCGGGGCACTCACGGTCAGTGGCGTGTTCGACTTCACCAAGCTCGCGGCGCTCGTCCTGGCAGTCGGGACGCTCGCGTACTGGGACGACGCGGCCAATGTCGCGACCAACGTGTCCGCTGGCAACAAGCTGATCGGCAAGGTGATCCGCGCCGCGGCAGGTGCCGACGCGACCGTCCGCGTTCGCCTGAGCCAGTGAGGACGCGATGCCCGACCTGCTCAAAACCGGTTCCGATTGGCTGGCGGACCAGTTGAAGGAAAACGCCTCGCGGCCGGTCGTGTACCGACGCGGGGCGAATGAGATCCCGGTGCAGGCCACCATCGGCAGGACGCTCCTCAAGCTTGACGACGGCTACAGCGGCGTGCGGATGGAGTGGACCGACCGCGACTTCCTGATCCAGGCGGCAGACCTCGTCTTCGGCGCGGCGGCCGTGCTGCCCGAACGGGGCGACACGATCCGGGAAGCGGTGGGAGTGAAGACGTTCGTGTACGAGGTGATGGCACCGGGCAAGGAACCGCCGTGGCGCTGGTCCGACGTGTATCGGAAAGTGCTGCGGATTCACACCAAGCAAGTGGGGGTGGAGTGATGCTCGACTTGTTTCGACAACTGATCGGCCTGCACGGCCAGAACCCGGCCGGCTTCCAAGACGTGCTGCCGGTCCTCAAGGCGATCCTGCACAGCGACGCGCTGTCCGAAGTTGTCCGCGCCACCAAGTCGCCGGTGGACGACCTCGTCCTCCGGGTGCTGCGGGCGCTCGTTCCCCAGGAGTGATCAATGGCCGCGACGATCCTGTCCATCGCCAACGCCGTGGTCGACGAACTGAACGGCAGCGTGTTCAGCATGCCGCTCGAAGCGGAGCGGCACTACCAGCCGCAGTTCGAGTTGTCGGAGATGACCACGCTCCGCGTGAGCGTGGTGCCCCGGTCGGTGACGAGCAAGGGGCTCGACCGCAACCGCGACAGCTTCGACTACCGCGTCGATGTGGCGGTGCAGCAGAAGGTCGATCCGACGCCGGAGAACCTCGATGCGCTCATGGCACTGGTGGAGGAAATCGCCGACCACTTCCGGTCGGAGCCACTGTCGGGATTTCCCAATGCCCGCTGCACGGAAGTCGAGAACGTGCCGGTCTACGCGGTGGAACACCTGGACGAGTTCCGCCAGTTCACGAGCGTGGTGACGCTGACGTTCAAGGTCTGGAGGTGAGGCGTGATCTCGCTGACCTTCGCCGCCGCCAAGAAGGGCTTCTTCGACCGTGAGAAGGTGAAGCGGTCGGTGGACGCTGGCACGCGGAGAGTGCTGTCCCGGTTCGGGGCGTTCGTACGGCAGCGGGCCAAGACCTCGATCCGCAAGCGGAAGGGAACCAGCCCGCCGGCCGGTCCGCCCTTCTCGCACGTCGGCTTGCTGCGGAAGTTCATCCTGTTTGCCTACGACCCCGACCGCAAGTCGGTGGTGATCGGGCCGACGCTGATTCGCGAGGGATCGGAAGCCCCGCACCTGCTGGAACACGGCGGCGACACGACGTTGGAGACACGGCGCGGCCCGAAGCCGGCGCATTACCGCCCGCGGCCGTTCATGGGGCCGGCGTTCATTGCGGAGCAGGAGAAGCTCCCCGCATTGTGGAAAAACTCGGTTCGCTGAGGGAGGCGACTCATGGGCGTGAAACTCGGGCTCGATGCCAAGCTCTACCGCAACACCGGCACCCAGCCCGCTCCGGCCTGGAACGAGATCAAGAACGTCAAGGACGTGACCTTGAACCTCGAAGCGGGCGAGGCCGACGTGACGACGCGCGGCAACAACGGCTGGCGTGCCACGGTCGCGACGCTCAAGGACGGGTCCGTCGAGTTCGAGATGGTCTGGGACACGGCCGACGACGACTTCGGCGCGATCCGCGACGCCTTCCTCAACCACACCGCCGTCGAGTTCGCGGTCATGGACGGCGACATCGCGACGGCCGGATCGCAGGGCCTGCGGGCCGCGTGCATGATCACCAACTTCAGCCGCAACGAAGCACTCGAAGAAGCCATCACAGTGAGCGTCACCGTCAAACCGACTTTCTCGGCGAACCCGCCGACCTGGATGACCGTTCCCTGAAAACCCCGAGGAGCACCATGCGAAACGCCGTTCTCTGGACCGTTTTGTTTTCGTTGTCCGCATGTCCCCTGGCGGCCGCGGACAACCCGCCCGTGCGGATCGCGGGCGAGACGAAGTACAAGCCTCACTCACTGGTACGGCTCAAGGCCGAGGGCGCGGACCCGAAGGCCGCGATCCTCTGGCGCATTCATCCCGCGAAGGACGTGCATCGGGCGACCACGCCGCGGGGCGTGCTCGAGTTCGCGGCCCCGCCCGGCACCTACGAGATCGAATTGCTGGTGATCCAACAGGGCGACGGCGGCCTGGTCGTCGAGGAGAGCCAGGTCACGGTCGTGATCGAGGGATGCTTGCCGGCCCCGCCCAAGCCCGACCCAAAGCCGCCGGGCAAGGCCGACCCCATGCAGGCGATCGGCAAGCTGCGCTTCGGCAACGCCGGCTGCACAGCCACGGTGATCGGCCCGCGTCGCGCCGACGGCAAGTGGGACATCCTCACCGCGTCCCACTGCACCGGCGGGACCGGGAGCCGCGGGAGCTTCACGATGAAGGACGGCCGCACACTCGCGGTCACGGTCGCGGCCCGCAACACCACCCCGGACCTGACCTGGCTGGTGACGGACGAGACCGTGGACGACCTGCCGTTCGCCACGCTCGCCGCCAAGAACCCACCGGTCGGCACCGAGGTCTGGCACATGGGCTACGGAATCGACAAGCCGGGCAACCGCGAGGACGGCCGGATCACCGGGACGGAGACGACGGACGGCCAATTGCAGATGGAACTGAGCGTCTCGTCCGGCGACTCCGGAGGCGGCATCTTCCGGGCCGACACCAACGAACTGGTCGCGGTGGTCTGCTGCACGACCGAGCGCGGGCGCAAAACCATCATGTTCGGCGGCAGCGCCGAACGTGCCAACCGGATGCGCCCCATCTCGAAGACCGACTTGGAGTGGGAACCGCTCGCGATCCCGATGTGCATTGTCAAGAAGACGGATACGGACTGGCGGCCGATCGACATCCCCCTCGTCCGGAGGAAGTGACGTGCACAGCTTCCGCGACAACGCCGGGCGGGTGTGGACCGTCACGATCAACGTGGCCGCGATCAAGCGCGTCCGCGGGCTGGTCGGGGTCGACCTCTACAAGCTCATCGACGACGGCTTCAAGCCACTTGGCGCGCTTGTCGCCGACCCGGTCCAGCTGGCCGACGTGCTCTACTGCCTGTGCAAGGACGAGGCGGACGCCAGGCAGATCACCGACGAGGACTTCGGCCGCGCGCTGGCCGGCGACGCGATCACGCTGGCGGCCGACGCGTTCGTGGAGGAGTTGATCGATTTTTTCCCCGACGCCCGGACGCGGGCCAGCCTGACGAAGGTGCTGGCGGCCGGGCGGAAGGTGCGGGACAAGCTCCTCGACCACGCCGAGATCGTCATCGGGAAGTTCGACGCGGACAAGGCGGCGAGCAAGTTGATCGCCTCGTTTGGGAACTCGCCGGCGTCCTCGGGCTCGACCCCGGCCCCTTCACCCTCCGCGAACTCCTGACGATGGCCGAGGCCGCCGGCCGGCAGCGGTGGGCGCACACCTCCGCGGTCCTGGCCTTGCTCGCCAACGCGCACCGCGACCCGAAGAAGACTCGCCCGTTCCAGCCCGCCGACTTCAAGCCGCACCTGCGGCGCAAGGAGCCGGTCGCGGCGAAGGTCGGCATCGCGGTGCTGAAGCAGGTGTTCGTGGACCGTCCGAAGGGAGCGTGAGCGATGGCGATTGTCGAAGGGATGTGTTGTCGGTGCAAGCAGAGGCCGGCGTCGGACGGCAGGACAAAGTGTGTGCCGTGTCTGGCTCAAGCCGTTCGCCATCAACGGGCCGTTCGGGAACGTGCCAAAGAGAAGCGGCTCTGCATTCGGTGCTACCGGAGACTTCCCGAGGACGCCGTGCTGGTGACTTGCCCGACCTGCGCGGCGAAACACAAGCGGTCCCATCAGCGGTGGGCGCGGCGGCTCAAGCAAGAGATCCTCGCCCGCTACGGCGGCGCGAAATGCGTCTGCTGTGGGGAGACCGGGCTTGCGTTCCTCTCGATTGACCACGTTCACGGCGACGGTGCTGAGCAACGCCGGGAGTTGGGATTCTCGGGGTCGAACTTTTATCGCTGGCTGAGGCAGCAAGGCTTCCCACCCGGTTACCAGGTCTTGTGCATGAGTTGCAACTGGGCCAAACGACGCGGGCGCTGTTGCCCGCATCAGTTGCCTCCCGAACGGACGGCGGAACCCCTGGAACCCGTTGGGTCGGATTGGGTGATTTAGCAGTCGAACGCGCAGAAGGTGAATCATGGCAAGCGCACAAGCGGTACGGGCCGGCGCGGCCTATGTGGAATTGTCGATCCGCGACAACCGGCTGACGAAGGGCCTGGCCGCCGCGGCCGCAAAGCTGAAGGCCTTCGGCGCGGGGATCACGAGCCTCGGAACGCAGTTCCTCGGCCTCGGCGCGGCGCTGGCGGCGCCGCTGTTCGCCGCCGCCAAGCTCTTCGCCGACACCGGCGATCAGATCGCCAAGATGAGCGCCCGCACGGGGATCGCCGTCGAATCGCTCTCGGAACTGGCCTTCGCGGTCAGCCAGTCGGGGTCCGACCTGGAGACGTTCGAGGCGGCCGTCCGCCGCATGCAAAAGGTGCTCGTGGACGCTGCCGGCGGGTCGAAGGAGGCCGCCGACACACTCGGCCGGCTCGGGCTGACGGTCGCGGACCTCAAGGCCCTCGGCCCGGAGGAGCAGTTCAAGCTCCTGGCCGAGCGGCTGAGTCGGGTCGAGAACCCGGCCCTGCGGGCGGCGCTGGCGATGGACCTGTTCGGAAAGTCGGGCACGCGGCTGCTTCCGCTGATGGCGGGGGGTGCCAGGGGCATCGAGGAGTTGCAGCAGAAGGCCC